TTAACTGCTGTGGCAGATGAACCAGCTTCAGTAGATGTTTTCCAATTTCCGGGTAAAGTGACTGTTTCATTAGGAGCTGTACCTGTAATAGCAGATGCTGGAATATCATAACTCTTACCAGCTGCATCACTAGCAGTTGTACAGTAAGCTGTGAGGGTACGAGAACTATAGAATCCTGCACCTAAAGTAAAAGTAGTTACATCATTAGCACTATCATATGTCATATCTCCAGATGCAATCGTTTTCTTTGTATCTAAATGTATACGATTTTCATCAGGAGCAGATCCTATCATAGGAGTTCCAGAAGTTAATTTTATGTCAAATTTTTCTAGTGTATATGTAGATCCTGTATTCAATACAACATAGTATTGGTCATCCATCATAGTATGAAACACAACATTATTAGGTAATGTCCATCTAAACCATGCAGATTGAGCACGTTTGTTTCCAGCTTCATACCATTTATAACCCCATACTTCATTAGAAGCTGTATGTAATGTACTGTCTACAGCAAATAATAATAGGTTATTTTCAGTTGATGCAGTTACATTAGTTATTTTTTGTGGAAATAGCTCTGCAACAATTCTACTTTGCTCTACAACTGTAGGTTCATTTCTAGTAGTAACTTCTGCTACTTCATAAAATCTAGCTTCTCTTGCTGTACTATTTAAAAATCCTATAGTGGTTCCTAAAGACACAAGGTTACTATCAGGGTTAAATGCGTAAGATGAAGCATATGTTATTTTAGCTGTTTCAGGAGTAAGCAAAGCTTCGGCTCCAGAACTCAGCAAGAACTGTTCACTAGCACTAAAGATAACTAAACCTCCAGCATTTTCAACAGCATCAAATAATTTAGTAGGAAATGTAGAACTAGATTGTAAATCAATCGGGTCTGCATTAGAAATTGCCATCGCAGTTTTCACCCAAAAATTATAGAAATCGTTTACTCTAGATAATATAATATTCTCTGCACTAAGCAAAGCTATTCTATTTCTAAAGAAAATCATTTTTTGAATTGGGTTACCTACAAACGAAGGAGGACTATTTGTTACATCATCACCTGCGTCACGCTTACCCCAATCAGGATATCCAAATTGAAAAGCACCGTTAGCATAAGATGTTGCACCACCACCATTTATAGAGAATGTCCCAGGATTGACTCTAACGAGCTTCAGAGGCATTGTTGTGTTGTCAAAGGTAGTTGTTATGCCGGGAGCTGCTACCTCTTCCCACACGCCTTCTCCGAAGCGACAGGGATGAACTGTGACATTACCACTTGTTGAACCTGAGGAAGCATCTGTTACAGTAAATGTATTAGCGTCAGAAACACTTGCTATAGTATAGTAATTGTCACTAGCATTACCACTTGTAAAATCAAGTATAACTTGACTACCGTTAGCTAGTCCATGGTTTGCAGATGTAACTACTATTGAATTACCTGTTCTAGTATATACAGCTTTTTGCACTATATCATCTGCTACACCTTCAGCTTGGAAACGAAGATAATAATCATCCAGATCTTCACCACTATTAACAACACGTACTGTATAACCGTGACGACATACACGAGGTAAGTCCGCTATATTATTAGCTTCAGTTGTAGTAACAGTCATTAATTGTTTTTCTGGTGATGTTACACCAAAGGGAGTAGCACTGTATAAATGAATACCATTTCCGCAAATCGTGGCTGTAATACCTGTACCACTTATGGCATCTAAAGTTGTTTTTATATCGCCTAAGATACCGCCAGAAGATACATGTTCCTCAGAAGTAGATGATGTACAAGCTGGACGTACCATTGCTATATTAGCTCTAGAAAGAACGTTTACATGACTCTTAACTGTAATAGTAGTCGTTACACCTTTTCCTGAGGTATACTGATGAGTATCGTTTGTAGTCCAACCTTCTCCACCAAACTGCAATTTTGCATAAGCTTGGTATGTGTCGTGATAAGTATAACTCGTATCAACTGCACCTGTAGGTTGTGGAGTACAACGAATATCCATCTCATATCTAAGATTACTCTTTCCACCTGAACTTGCGTTAGGAGGTGAAGTAGATCCTATAGCTGTACCTGCACTAATATTTACAACCTCTCTACCTGCTCCTTTACAGTCACCATCACTGGTTCCACTATAGTCAGAGTTCACACCATCTGCTGGTGCATCTACACTAGCAACTGTTATTCCTGTAGCTCTAGTGTGAGAAGTTGTAGCATTACTAGAAGGATCATATATATCTAACGCATATTGTTTACCGTAAGATATAGTATCTAAAGAAATAAATGCTTCGTTTAATTGAGGCGGAGATTTATCTTCAGCATTAGTTAACATTGCTACATCTTTTCTTCTGTTACAAAAGAATGTAGTTTCGTTAATTGTCATTACCTGTATATCAGAAGATTTCTCATCTGATAATGCAGTATTATCTAAGTAAGTTGCTTTGTTAGTACCAGCTATATTAGCATAATCAACTGGTATAACAACACCGTCACTACATCTCCATACAGTAACTGTACCGTCAGCAGCACATTGTCCGATATACTGTTCATCGCTTTGAGTATATATGTTAAACCATTTAGCATTAGCTACAGTAGATGGAGATATTGTATTTATTAGTTGACTTCCCGGACGCTTAATAAGTTGTCTTACTACGTCTGGAACGCCGTTAACTAAGTCTACTACTTGTCCCGGAACTTTTTTTTCATCGGGTTGTGTAGATATACCTAATACGTAATTAGGAACTTTTTGAGTAACACTTGCCATTAACGTCTTAGCATTTGATAAGGTTTATAAGATTGATATGCAGACTCATCTGGCCATCCCATATAGTTATGGTCACCTTGATTGCATTCGTATTCCATACATGCTCCTCTAGCTTGAGTCTCAAAAGTTTGCATCATCCTTAAGAGTTGAGCATTAGAAACTAATTGTACTGCAGCTCTACCGGAAGCTTTATATATAATATATCTTTGAAACGGAGCTGGTATATCTTCAAAGTTTAAAAGTCTAACATAGTTAAAATGAAAGTAATCATCATCAGGAAATTCAAATGTATGATTAACTCTATCATATACTTTCCAGAGTCCATCTGAATCTTTTCTTCTAACAAAATCTCTAGTTTTATCCCATGCATCTGTCATGTCTATACGCATAACATCGGAAGGTATTATAAATTTATTGTCGCTAGTTTTGCTAGAATTTTTTACATGATATTCTAAATTAAAAGTCCATCCTTCGCTCTGTACATCTTGATTAGATTCTTTCAATAAGTTGTATACAAAAGATACTTCTGGATTAGTAAAGTCTAATCGAGATATAGGAGACTGACCTATGCTACCCAAAATTGAGTTAACTGCGGATAGTTCGGTATCGAGTGTTGTAGTTGTGGTAGTCATAGGTTAAGAATTATGAATAAAAAAAAGGGAGGTCGTGAAACCCCCCTTAGTGTGTTATGTATACTGTCCAGCAACGACAGCACAAGTATCAGTTGTTCCTGATCCTCCTACTGTTGCATATGCTAAACGTAAGTTTTTAGTAGTGGATGCTACAGCTGATGCTGAGCCTGATCCACTTGTATCTGAAGGAGATATACGAGTCTCTGTACCTTGACATGATCCGTATTCTCCAACTGCTGTTGGAGCTGCCATAATATTTAATTAGTTTAAGAAACTGTTCCTATGTTAGCAGGACTCAAATGCTTCCTACCATACTCTAAAGGAGTAGGAGGATTTTTCGTGATTGATTTATCAACCTGTCCAATTCCACTTAAGGAAGCACCGTTCCCTTTAACTCTAGTAATAGTTGTAGATGTTCCGGGATTTAAAGACATGATTAACTACGTGCTGAAGTTAGTTCGATTGCACCTGCTGGGTTAAGTGTTCCTACACCCATAGCAAGTCTACCAACCATAACGTCACCTTGGTATAAAACAGAAACGTCGCCGCCTGTTACTTGAACCTGAGGTCCAACTGCTTCTACAATACCTGCAGCATCTCTTTGATAGATAAGTCCACAGTGAGTTGAGAAGTCACCAGAGTAATCGTTGTTCTCACCAGTTACAGCATTAACTGAACCTGCTAAGAATGGTAGGTT